GGCCCGGGGCCAGCAGTGCGCGGGCCTTGGCCAGGGATGCGTCCACGGCGGCGTCCTGCGCGGCGCGGGCATTGGCCTCCTGGGCGGTGCGGATCAAATCGGCATGGGTGGTGCTGGCGTTGCGGTCCATGTGCTACCTCCTCACTACGGTTGGTAGTGGGTACGCTACTACCGTTGGTAGAGGATTGCAACACCCAATTTGCACCCGGTCGCACTACCGGCGCTTGCGGGCTACAGGGCACCATGCCAGCCAGTCACAAAAGAGCAGGCACAGCCCCGTGAAACGTGTCCCGATTTTCCGCCCAGGCAAGCACACCAGCGCCAACGGTGTGACCCTCGATTTTTCCGAGGAGCAGCTGGCGGCCTCGATTGCGGCCTATGACCCCAAAAAGCATGAGGCACCGCTGGTCATCGGCCACCCGAAGGACAACGGCCCGGCCTGGGGCTGGGTGTCTGGTCTCAACTTCGCCGAGGGCGAGGTGGTGGCCGAAACCGCCCAGGTGGCTGCCGAGTTCGGCGAAATGGTGGAGGCCGGTCGCTTCAAGAAAGTGAGCGCGAGCTGGTACACCCCGGACAGCCCGAGCAATCCTGTGCCGGGCGTCTACTACCTGCGCCACGTTGGTTTCCTCGGCGCGATGCCGCCGGCCATCAAGGGCCTTTCCCCGCTGCAGTTCAGTGAGGATGAGGAGGGCGTGCTGGAGTTCTCCGATATGGGGGACGCCAACAGCCTGGGCACCATCGGCTACCTTTTCCGCCGCCTGCGCGAGCTGGTGCTGGCCAAGTTCGGCCAGGATGAGGCCGACCGCGTGCTGCCATCTTTCCACGTCGAGGACCTGGAGCGTGCCGCCGCAGAAAAGCGGGCCGAGGCGAGCGCAGCAACCATGAACCCCGTTTTCCATGAGGACCAGAGCATGACCCCCGAACAGATTGCACAGATGCAGGCCGACCTGGCCGCAGCCCAGGCCCGCGTGGCCGAGCTGGACGGCACTGCCGCCAACTTCGCCGAGCGTGAGGCCGCACTGGCCGCCCGTGAGCGCGCCACCCAGGTGGCCACCATCCGCGCCGACCTGGACAAGCACGTGAAGGACGGCCGCCTGCTGCCGGCCCATGCCGAGCCGCTGGCCGAGTTCATGGCTTCGCTGCCGACCGATGGCGCCGTGGTGGAGTTCGGCGAGCCGGTGGACGGCGTGACCCCGAAGCTGTCCGGCCGCGACTTCATGGCCGCTTTCATCGCCGGCCTGCCCAAGGCTGTGGAGTTCGGCGAGCTGGCCGGTGGCAATGGCCCGAGCGCCGGCGCGCTGACTGCCCAGCAGCTGGCGGACAAGGCGCAGGCGCACATTGCCAAGGTCCAGCAGGAAACTGGCCGCGTGGTCTCCTACGTGGAAGCCGTCAACCACATTGTGGCCACCGAGGGCGGCAAGTAATCGCCCCCTCCTGACCACCGCCCCATCCCCATTCCCTCGAGGACAGATCAATGAACAACCCCGGTCTCATCAAGGCGCTGCTGGCCGGCGCTGCCATTGCAGCCCACCGCATCGTCAAGTTTGGCGCGGATGACGCGCACTGCCTGCAGGCCGCCGCCGCGGCTGACGCATCCATTGGCGTGTCCGACCTCGGCGCCGAGGCTGGCGGCGTCTGCAGCTTCATCACCAACGACATTGCCGTGGTGGAGTACGGCGGCACCATCGCCCGTGGCGAAATGCTCACCAGCGATGCGCAAGGGCGCGCCGTTGCCGCTGCTTCCGGCAATCGCGTCATCGGCGTGGCCATGGTGTCCGGCGTCACCGGCGACCTGGGCAGCGTCAAGATTGCCCCCAGCGTGATGGGCGGTGCCGCCGCATAAGCGGCCCTCCCCTGCTGGCCAGTATTCCACCCTTCCCAGTTTCCCAGAGGATCAAGAAATGTCCCAGGTTCGCCCCTTTCCCGTTGATGCCCGCCTGACCGGCATCGCGCTGGCCTACAGCAACAAGTCGCTGATTGCCGACGCCATCCTGCCGCGCGTGCCGGTGGGTGGCCCGACCTTCAAGTATCTGGAGTTCAACCGCGACCAGCAGTACACCCCGCCGTCCACCCTGGTGGGCCGCAAGGGCCGCCCGAATGAAGTCGAGTTCGGCGCCACCGAAAAGGCCGGTCAGGTGTTCGATTACGGTCTGGATGACGTGATTCCGAATGACGACATTGCCGCGGCACCGGCTGGCTATGACCCGGTGGGCGTTGCCACCCAGGGCCTGACCGACCTGGTGCTGCTGGACCGTGAGGTGCGCGTGGCACGCCTGGTGTTCAACGCCAACACCTACCCGGCCGGCAACAAAGATCAGCTCACCAGCGGTGAATTCTGGGATGACCCGGCATCTGACCCGGTGGAATACATCATGGACACCCTGAGCGGCATGCTGGTGCGCCCGAATACGGCCGTTTTCAGCCGCAAGGTCTATGACCGCCTGCGCAGCCATCCCAAGGTGGTGGCTGCCGTGCACACCTCGGGCGGCAACGCTGCCGTGGGTGGTTTCGTGGGCCGTGCCCAGCTGGCTGACCTGCTGGAGCTGAGCGGCATCCAGATCGGTGAAGCCTACGTCAACACTGCCAAGCCGGGCCAGACCGCCGCGCTGGAGCGCACCTGGGGCAACCATGCCGCGTTCCTGCACGTCAACCCGCTGAGCAACACCCGCAGCCCGCAGATGAGCTTTGGCATCACTGCCCAGTGGCAGGGCCGCGTGGCTGGCCAGATGGCCGAGCCGCAGACCGGCCTGCGCGGTTCGGTGCGCGTGCGCGTGGGTGAGTCGGTTGGCGAAATCATCACCGCCGCCGATGCCGGTTTCTTTGTGCAGGATGCCGTCAACCCGGCGTAACGCCGGGGCAACGTGGCATGAGGTATCAGGAGGGCCCGGTAACCCCGGGCCTTTCTCCCAACCAAGGGCATGACGATGAACGATCAAAAGAAGCTGTATCAGGTGCAGGGTGGCCATTCGGTGCGCGCTGCTGGCAAGTCTCACCGTGGCGGCACTGCCGACGATATCGTGGCCCTGGCCATGGTGGACGCCAAGCGCCTCATGGATGCCGGCGTGATTCTGCCGGTGGACGGCAAGGGCAAGGGCAATGCCCCCGCACCGGCACCGGCACCGGCACCGGCCAATGTTGTCCAGAACATTGTCCAGCTGCCCCCGGTGACCAGCGTGGTCACCGACCAGGCCACCAACCCGGCCACCGATCCGGCCGCCGGCAATGGCACCGGTGAGGGCGCAATCGACACCTGGGCCGATGGCATCCTGGCTGGCAACGTGGGCGAAGTCGCCGAGGCCATCAAGGGCCTGGACGCCGATGCGCTGCAGGCCCTGAGCGAAGCCGAGTCCGGCCGCGAAAAGCCGCGCAAGGGTGTGCTGGAGGCCATCGAGGCCGAGCTGGCCAGCGGCCAGGAGTAACCCATGGCCTACTGTCCCGAAACCGCGTTTATCGCCCGCTTCGGCAAGCGTGAGCTGGACCAGCTGCTGGGCCGCGATGAGTTCGCCGGCCCCAAGGCCGAGACCGGCCGCACGTATGAGGCCGCCGCAGCGGACGCCGACGCCATCGTGGACAGCTACCTGGCAATGCGTGGCGGTATCACCCTCCCCATCCCCGGGGTGGTGCCGCCGCGCATCCTCGAGCTGGCGGCCGACCTCACGCGCTATGAGCTGTACGACGACGTGAAGGATGATGACACCCCGGCCGCCGTGGTGGTCCGCCGCAAGCTGGCCCTGGACTTCCTCAAGATGCTGGCCAAGGGTGAGGCGACCATCCCGGGACTGTTCCCCGACCCGGTGGACGTGTCGGCCGGGTCCATTGCGGTGAGCGCACGCGAGCGGGTGTTCACCGACTGCGTGCTGGACCGCTACACCGGGCTGCTGTGACATGGTGACCAAGGTCCACGTAGCCCTGGCTGCCGTAAAGGCCCGCCTGGAGGAAATCAGGCGCAACGGCGGCAACGCGCAGGCCGCCCTCGGGGCCTTCGGTGGCGTGGTGCTTAACCGCATCCGCCTGGGCTTCCGCATGGGGCGCACCCCGTGGGGCGCCGCCTGGCTGCCGGTGAAGCTGCGCCGCGGGCAGCCGCTGAGAAACACCGGCGCGCTGCAGCGGTCCATCACCCTGCAGCAAGGTGCCAACGAGGTGCTGATTGGCACCAACCACCCAGGGCGCAACGTCCACCAGTTCGGCGCCACCATCCGGCCCAAGAACGTGAGCCTGCTGCGCTTTCCCGGCCCCAACGGTTTCATCTTTGCAAAGGAGGTGACCGTGCCGGCGCGTCCCTTCATGCCAATCAATCGCGCCAACCAGGTGGACCTGCCCCAGCAGTGGGCGGTGTCTGGCCTGGAGGCAATGAAAAAGGCCCTGCAGCTATGAGTGTGCAACGCATCGAGGAGGAGCTGGCCGCCCGCCTGGTGGCAAAGCTCAAGGACACCGGGCTGGTGTCCACCGTCTACACCGCCGGCGAATATGCCCAAGTCGAGGAACAGTCGCAGGTGCATCCCGCCGCGGCCGTCATCTATAACGGTTACCGGCCGGGCGATGAGGTTGGCCAAGGCATCCAGCAGGCGGTTGAATTTGAGTTCCTGGTGGTGCTGGTGACGCGTAACGCGGGTGACTTCGCCACTGGTGGTGGCGCCCGCGATGACGTTTCCCCCATCTTCGACGCCCTGCTGCCCGCCGTCATCGGCTGGCGTCCGCCTATCGAGGGTTCCGGTTTCCCGTCCCCCTTCCGGCTGGCCCAGGCAAGCGGCGCGCAGGTAAGCGATGCAGGCTTTGCCTACTGGCCCGTGGCTTTCACCATCCGCCGCTCCTACCGCGGCAGCAACTGAGGAACCATCACCATGGATTACAGCTATCTGGGCGCCGGGCAGGCTTACCTGCGTGAGTACGGCAGCGCCGAGCCCTTTCTGCCGATTGGCAACGCCAGCGCGGTCAACTTCGGCGTGACCGAAAACGCCATCACCCTGCAGGACTACACCCAGCCTGGCGGCGGTGTTTACAACGAGGTGAAGCGCGTTGAGTCGGTGGACGTGAATATCACCATGCACGACCTGAGCCCGTCCAACCTGGCTATGGCTTTCTTCGGCACCACCACCGCCGTGGTTGCCGGCACTGCGACCGATGAGGCCGTGGTTGCCTACAAGGGCGGATTCACCCCGCTGGCCAACCTGCCGGACGCCATCACTTCGGTGACTGGCCCGGGCGGCACCCCGGCCTATGTGGAAGGCACCGATTACGAATTCCGCCCCGGCGGCCTGCACATCCCAGCCACGTCCACCATCCCGGCCCCGGTCGCCGGCGCTGCCAACCTGGCAGTGACCTACGAATACGGCGCCCAGGACACCATGGCTGCGCTCACCCAGTCGGCCAAGGACTATGAAATGCTGTTCGTCGGCCTGAATGAGGCCCGCAGCGGCAAGCCGGCCCGCGTCCGCGCCTACCGCGTGAAGTTCGGCCCGGCCCAGGCACTGGCCCTGGTGTCTGCCGATGAGCACGCCGCCCTGGAGGTCTCGGGCAAGGTGCAGGCCGACACCACGCGCACCGGCGCCGGTGTGTCGCGCTACTTCGACGCAACCCTGGTGGCATGACCATGGACGCGAGGAGCCATGAAATCATCGCCCCCACCGGTCAGGACGTGAGCCTGGCCAGTGGTGAAACCATCACCGTGAAGCCCATCACCGTGGGGCAGCTGCCCCGCTTCGTGAAGGCTATCCGCCCCGCGTTCGGCGCCCTGGTCGCCCTGGCCCCTGCCTCCTCCTCGCCAGATGGTGAGGGTGGCCAGGGCGCCGGCGACCTGGACCCGGTGGAGCTGCTGGACCTGTACGCCGAGCACGGCCCGGCCATCAATGAAGCCATCACCATCTGCACCGGCATGAAGCCAGAGCAGGTGGACGGGCTGCAGCTCGATGAGGCGTTTTCGCTGCTGCAGGCCCTGTGGACGGTGAACCGGGATTTTTTCGTGCACCGGGTGCTGCCGATGCTGGGCCGGGGCAAGTAAGCCCCGGCGACAGCTGGGGCTGGGCCGACGCCATCACCGTGCTGGTGGCGTCCGGCTTCACCCTCACGGACGTGCACGGCATGACGCTGGCACAGTTCCGGGCCTACGGTGAGGCGGCAGAAACCCGGCGCAAGATGGCGCGCACTGAGCACATGCTTTTGCTCCGGGCGGCCAAGTACAAGCAGCGACATTTCACCGACCTGTTGAAAGCATCGAGGACCGCAACGTGGCTGACCCCCGGCTGACAATCCGCATTTCCGCCCAGCTGGACGAATTGAAGCGGGCGCTGGGGGCGGTCCAGCAAGACCTCGGCAAGTTCAAGCAGCACGCCGAGAAAACCACGGCCGGCATGACCGAGGGCATGCGCACCGCCGGCCGTGTGGCCCTGCAGCTGGGCACCGCCCTGGGCGCTGCTTTCAGCCTGCGCAGCCTGGCGCAGATGACCGACGAGGTGCAGGAGCCCCCCGCCCGCCTCAAGCTGGCCACCCGCAGCGCCGAGGAGTTCAACAAGGCGCAGCAGCAGACGTTCAACATCGCCCAGCGCACGCGCACCAGCCTGAAAGCCACCGGCGAGCTGTACGCGCGCATCGAGCGCAGCACCAAAGAGCTTGGCCTGAGCCAGGAAAAGGTCCTGCAGCTCACCGAGACCATCAACCAGGCCGCCCAGATCAGCGGCGGCGGGCAAGGTGCTGAGGCGGCCCTGTTCCAGCTGTCCCAAGGCCTTGCCGCTGGCCAGCTGCGCGGCGAGGAATTGAACAGCGTCCTCGAGCAGACCCCACGACTGGCCCAGGCCATCGCCGAGGGCCTGAATATGCCCATCGGCAAGCTGCGCGAGTTCGCCGCCGAGGGCAAGCTGACCGCCGAGCAGGTGATGAAGGCGCTGTCTGGCCAGGCGGACGTGCTGGCGGCCGAGTTCGCCCAGATGCCGAAAACCATCGCCGGCGGCTTCACCCAGATCCGCAATTCCTTCCTGCAGTACCTGGCCACCAGCCCGGCAGTTATGTCCATCACCCAGGGCATCGCCGGCGCGCTGGCCGGAATTGCCAACAACATGCCGGCGGTCATTGCTGCCGTGGCTGGCCTTGGCGCCGCGCTGGCCGTGGCGTTCGCCCCAGGTCTGTTGGCCGCCTTTGCCACCCAGTTGAAGGCCGTCTATGCCCTCATCGTGGCCAACCCCATCGGGTTGCTGGCGGTGGCCATTGCGTCCGTGATGGCAGCGGTCACTGTGCTGCGTGATGAAATCAAGCTGGGAGTGGATGACACCACCACGCTGGGCGACCTCATGCGCGCGGCATGGAAGGGCATCACCAAGGAAATCGATTTTGTCTCGGGCGAGGTGAAGCGGTTCTTTGCCGACACCGACAAGGCTGCCGGGCATACCTTCGAGGAAATGACCGCCAACGCCGACGAGGCCGGGACGTACCAGGAGGCGCTGTGGCTGCGCATCCTGCGCAAGGTGGTGCAGGTCTTTGACATGATCGGCAGCACCATCCGTGGCGTCATTTCCGGTGTAACCGCCTACATCGCCCACAACGCCAGGATGTGGTCCGATCTTTTCACCGGCACCGCAGAGCAGATGAAGCTGGTTTTTTCTGGCGACTTCGACGGGGCCATCAGCGCCCGCAGGGCCACTCTGTCCAGATTCGGAGAGAGTGCACGCGGTGCTGCACAGGTATTCGCTGACACATTTCGAGACGAGGTTTTGGCGCAAGGTGATAGCGGTCTGGAGTCGATCCTAAACAGCTGGATAGACTCGGCCAAGAGCATCGGCGCCGAGCGCACTGGCGGCGGTAACGGGCGCACGGGCACGCGCACTGGCAGCGGTTCCGGCACCGGTAGTGGCAGCGGCAGCACCGTGGCCGCCATGCTGGCCGACCTCGAGCTGCTGCGCGATTCCATCGACCGCAGCCTGGCCGAGCTGGACCGCATGTATGCCGATGGCGAGGTGAGCCTGCGGGACTACTTCGCGCGCAAGCAGGCGCTGCAAGAGCAGGCCATTGATACCGCCATTGCCATGGCCCGCCAGGAGCTGGCGGTGGCCAAGGAACAGGACGCCCAGCAAAAGGCCCTGGTCCAAATCGAGAAGCTGCAGCGCGACCGTGCGGCCATCGGCCCGGCCATCGCGCGCGAGCAGGCCCAGGCCGAGCGCGAGCTGGCCAACGCCCTGAACCTGGTCAAGGCCCAGATTGCCGATATGTCCGGGCAGACCGGTGCCGAGGCGGCCGAACGGCTCAAGCAGGAGCTGGCCGACCAGCTGCGCCAGTACGCCGGCAGCCCGGAAATGCAGGAGCTTCTTCCCAAGCTGTTCAACATGAAGGCGGTAGAGCAGCAGCTGCAGACCCTGCGCACCCAGATTCAGGAGACCATGAGCGGCCTATCCAGCACTGAAACGCTGGTGGCCGCCCAGCAGGGCGCCGGGCAGATCGACCCGACCACGGCCGAGCAGACCCTGCAGGCCGCGCGTGAGGCATCGCTGGAGCAGCTGGGGCGCTACAAGCAGGCGCTGCTGGACCTGCAGGCAGCCAACCCCGACAACCTGAAAATTGCCGAGGAGCTGAAAGTGGTGGACGCGGAGCTGGCGCGCGTCACCCAGAGCATGCAGACCTTCAAGAATCAGGCGCGTGACCAGGCCATCAATTCGCTGACCAACCTGTTTACCGACCTGGCCACCGGCAGCAAGAGCGCGGGCGATGCCCTGCGGGACTTCGT